AAATAAACATGATTGAGCAAAACATCGCCAAGCATAGTTTGGTAGAAGACTTTAAAGCCTACGGGTTAAAACCCTAACCTGTACGCCAGCAGCGTACGCCGATATAGCCTTCATTGGTTGTAACGTAGGACTTTACACGAATGCCAACACGTTTAGCGCCGCAGTCAATCGAATAAATTAACTCAGGTGGGCGCATGGTGGGGATAAAGAAACTATCCCCTACGTCCATGTTTTCAAATGGCAGCAGCCATTCAGGCTCAATTATCTTCGTCGGTTCCATACGGCATATCAGGTAAGGTTGACTTAAAGTTGTAAGCCCAGACGTTTTCAGCGTTGCCTGTACTCTTCCATCCCGAACTTAATCTTACCTTTTTGGTATCAACTAAGATGTGCTTCTGCTTCATATAATCCTCAAACTCAGGCACGTTGATGTGCTTCTGTTGTAGATACTCTTTGAGCTTAGTCTTAGACACTTGGTAAAGACTTTCTTCAGAAACACAGCGTGCTACAAGCTGGCCCCTAGGTTCATATGTCATCTTGCCATCTTTAATTACCAGCGTATTAGGCAGGTGCATATTCATAAAGTCGCCAAGTATGGACTCGTAGTCAATCTTATTAACTTTGATAATGTTCTCACGGACGTGAATCATACGACCAACAGTATCGTCATAAATACGATCTAGCCCTAGCGTTATTAAATTAGCGGACGTTGCTATATCGCCCCCAGTCATTGCCCCAGTTAGTAAGTTCTCATAGAAACGATAGGTATTGTCGTTGCCAAAGTCCTTAACAAACTTCTCCCGCCAAAAACCAATCCTGTCCTCTATATAGTTATCGCCAAGCCTTAACGCTTCTTGGATATAGGGGAAACCGGCATGCCCAAAGTTAGTACGGAACGTGTCAAATATCTGCCGTCCCAAAGTACCGCCCATCTCGCCCTGTAGGATATTAGGTTTCTTAACCATGAACTCAACTACACGAGCCGCTTCGCCATCAGGGTTTGCTTTCTCTGCTTCTAGCTTGCCGTAGATTGAGTGGTTACTAGTAAAGAGTGCAATAAGTGCTGCTGATTGCTCGTATTCACGCTCGGCGTTAACAGATGCCTGCATCCTGATCTTAGCTTTACCATGGGATATTTTATGTATTAACTGAGACAGCACCTTACCGTCTTTGTTACTGATCTCGTCAATGCCTAGCATCAAGCTATGCAATCCTAGATAGCGCCCTGTCATACCATTGTCGGTTGCGTCAAAGACGCTTAGCTCTTTTGGGTTGCCAAAGATACTAAGTCCTGCATACATGGCACCTGTCTTAGCGTTACCTGAACCTCCAGTAAGGCATAGTACGACGCCTGAAGTAGACATGTATTCCATCAAAGGAGAGCCAAATCCACAGAGCATTCCAAACGCATGAACTTCTAACTCGTTCCTGTTTAGCTCTTGAGCAGCGGCTTTCCACTTGTCAAACGAACCTACAGGCTTTAGATGACGTGCAATCATCCGTACCATAGGAGAGGCAGCTGATTTAACAATCTCGCCGTTAGCTGTGATCTCGCTGTTGCCGATTACAAAAGAACGCTTGTCCCATTCTCCGTCAAACTTAGGTTCAGTCCAGCCCATCTGCATACGCATCATTTCGGCTTTTTGAAAGCTAATCATGTATTGTTCCCATTTAATTACATAGTTCATTAGGTGTGGTACGTGGTCAGTTTGCGGTATAACACCACTACTAATCATGATCTTTTTAAACTCTTCTTGCGCATAGGCATGCTTCATTGGTAGGAGAAACTCCCGCTTACCGTCATTAGGTAGCACCAAACGCATCGTTAAACACTCACCATCTATCTTGCTATACAAACGCTGGACAGGATACAGGTCATACGGAAGGATCTGTATTGGTAATTGATTGTGTACTACCCCTTTCTTATCTACCTTGGGTGGGGGCATAAAGTAAATGCCACCGTGCATACCACGAGCAAATGGTCTTAGGAAGTCTGGGAAAGTAGGAACTTCTTCGGCAATCGGTGCCTGCCAAACTGCGTCCTCTTTACTTGGCGAGGCGGCAATTTGGAACTCTTTTCCAAGGACGATGGGAGTTTTAATTCTTCCTCTGTGAGGGCATCCTTCACACTTGCTTGGGTCTTCTTTGTAAAACCAATCACAGGTTCTTGGAGCATTAAAAGAATGGGCAGTTTTTTCTGTTTCATCATGGTTATATTCGTCGTAATCTTCAGACATCTGATGGATAGCTGTCGCCCCATCTTCGCAATGTACAGCTATGGTTAAGCCTCCAGCCCATAGATTCCGTGACACAGAATTAGGCTCTTCTAGCATGTAACGTATCTGATTACACCCTGTACCAGTAAGGCTCTTCTCGGCAATTTCCGCAAAGACGTACTTGAAGTTATCCATGTTTAGCGCCTTGCGGGTCTCTTCGTCTAGACCCTTTTTGACATGCGCCAGCACATCGTCAGGAGCTAGCTCAGCTTCGCCAAGAAACTCTTTGAACGCATCAAAGCTATAGGTAGGTATATCGTCGCTAAGAAACTTACTCTCTGACGGGGGGTCAGTCTTGTAGTTCAAGGTCTCAGGGCAGCGCATAATCCGTGCCACATCTGCCATTACCGCCGCATCAGCTTTGATTCTTGCTAATACATAAGACTTAAATTTTTCTGCATAAGGAGTGTATTCAGCGACAGGGACGTCTTCCTCTAACAACCAATACGCATGGATGCCCGTACCTGAATCTAAGACTACGGGAGGGGGTAGCTCAGACTCCTCAAGAAATTTATCTAGGGCTACTAGGGCATCATCTTTATTAGCATAGCCTTTACCTTCGGCGGCTTTGTCTTCACCGCAGTCTAGGTCAATAAAGAACGACCGATAGAACAGTCCGTTATCTGCCTTCCTACTAAATCCGTCAAATGAACCTAATGCTACATAAGTGTTTAATCCTTGCTTCTTAATCTTCTCAATCTGTTTAAATACATCTTCAAGTGTTTCAGCAAAACGGTTTGTTATTTTTTTAGATTCTTGTTCTATTCCGCTAACGCAATAAACACCCTGCTTTGGTAATGCTTTCTCGTAAAATTGTTTTAACATATGCGCAGAGTCTAAAAAGGCGGATTGCTCCGCCTTGGTTAATTAATAGGGGTTTCCCCCGCCGTTTAAATCTTTTGACCAATCATCTCCTCTATATAAGCCTTGGCTTCTTGGGTGTTCTTTGCAGGCAACATCCCTTTGGCTGTATCACTTTCAACTAGATCAGTAAATACTTCTGCTAACTGCTTATTCTTATGCCTAAGAGGCTTGCCACGGAACCAGCTATAGAGCGTCATTCTTGTAACTTTTAGCGCAACCGCTACATACTTCGCTGGAAGATTAGCGTTTACACATGCTTGCGCTAGGGCAATCCCCGGTTCATTGGGGTCTTGCTTCTTTACTTGATTGACAAATTCTTGGCTATACGTCCGTGGCATTCCTTACTCCTTAAGCGGTCTTCTTAGACCATTTCTTAACTACATCTGACACATCCTTAGCTTTCTCACCAGCGGGAGCGCCTGAATCACGCTTGACTGGCTCGGGTACATCAGGTTGTGCCACCTCAACTGCCTCTTCCCCAGTGCTATCCGTTTGGAAAACATTGAGCTTAATTGCAGCTTCAGCAGCGGCGCTCTTTGCCTGACGGGCAATTGTATCTAACTGATCATCAGGTACAGCACCTACCGGAGAGAACAATACTTTTGGCGTAGGAGATTTTGTATCGAAAGCCATCTTAGTAATCACGCGGCCGGCGGACACATTGTGTGACGCCAAGTGCTGGATATACGGACGGAAAGGCCAACGACCATTATCTTCTTTACCAAACGCTGAAGTAGCGGGGAGAACTAACTGCATAACATCACCTGCTGGGTCTTGTGGTAACACGACTGCGGTGCGCCATGACAGCTTGCACTTGGTTCCTAAACCGTTCTCTCCTGAACCCTTTGCGCTATTTGGACAGGCTATACAACTAGATGCGACTGGAGTCTTAACTCCCTCATCGGGTTTATCTGAATCACTAGACCAGCAAGCTGGGGATACTTTCTCCCCTTCCTTGTAGCCTTTATCATAAAACATACGTGAGGCTTTATGTGCCATTTTAACAATGATCACATTCATGTGACGGTCTTCAATAGCACCGATTTCTTTGCCACCAGCATACTTACGGAACACCCCACCTTTAATGGAGATGCGTTTGTTTCCTTGGCGATTGCCACCCGCTACGGCTAAGGTATCTTCGTCAAGACCACCCGTTGTTGCTAGGGCACTTAGATTTACTGTGGTTAATTCTGTACTCATGACTACTCCTTTAACTAAATTTAACTAGAGGCGGGTTTGCGGACTACTATGCCGAATTCCCGCATTACATTTACACCGGGCGGCAAACCATCTTGCTGATGCTCGGACATAAATTCTTTAAAGTTGCTCTGATGGATACGACGCTCCAGCAGTTCAACGGCTTCGTTATCTAGGACAAACTGTCTAAAGTTGTCCCAGTCGTTGCAATAAAAACGCTCATTGAGTTTGCGAATAACAGTACCATGTTGAGTCTTAATGCTGTCTGCATTAGTATCATTACATAAGGTAAGCATTGACTGTTCGATGAGGGCCATGTCTTCCTTTAATTTCTTGTCTTGTTCTTCATACTCACCAAGAATTTTTTCACGTTCCATTCTTATTGTCAAGTACGCTTTTACTAATTCTTCTAAATTATTCATCTTTTATTCCTAACTCTTCCTTGTACAAATCAACCAGCTTCTCGTGGCTATCTATTTTGCTCTGCAACATTTGATACATTTTTCTTTCTATTTCAGAGCCTTGCAGATGAACTACTGTCATCTTGTTAACCTGACCGACACGGTCAATACGAGCTACGCATTGCAGATATGTTTCCACACTCATGACCGGCGACCAGAAAACTACTGTATCGGCTGCGGTTAGAGTCACACCATGCGACGCAGACTGAGGTTGAATAACTAAAACTCGTGGAAATTCGCTTGTTTGAAAACGATTGATGATGTTTGACCGTTCTTTGGCGGCTACCTCTCCGTTAATTATTTCATTAGTGACTCCTTGTTCATTTAAATGTTTAGCTACCAACTCAATGGTGTGCCTAAATGGTACAAAGATAATGACTTTATGTTCAGTCTCATCCAGTACCTCCATAAGGGCATTTAGCCGTGGAGAAACGTCGAACTCCACTACTTCATGGGTGTCTGAGTAGACAGCCCCTCCCGAAATTTGTAATAGCTTGGTAAGCTTTGCAGCGGCATTTACAGCACTGATTTGTTCGCCAGCAGCCTGTACAAGCATTTGATCTTTGATGCCCCTGTAATACCGTTTAACCTGTGGAGTAAGCTCTATCTCACGAGTTTGGTAGGTTACTTCGGGTAAGTCCAAGCACTCTGCCTTGGTAAAGCGAATAGCGGGTTGGAGAGCGCTAAATACTTCTTTCTTAGCGTGGGGTTTTGGAGCCCATTTAAAACGGGTTATTTGGTGCATTACCCTATCTCGCCACGCAGTAAAGTACTTAGGCACATTCCCAGGCGCCACCAGCCTAGCTAGACCAAAAGCGTCAAGCGGTGACTGAGAAGCAGGGGTGCCTGTAAGCATCCAAAGTTTGGTAGAGGGTGTCATTATTTTTGCTAGGGTTTTCCAACGTTTGGTAGTAGCTGTTTTATAAGCGTTGGCTTCATCAACTACAATTAGGTCAAACCCTAGTTTACATATATCATCGCTGACAATAGATACACCATCGTAATTAATGATGACAAATTCGTATGCTCCACTAAGAACTTTCTTGCGTTTATTCGCATCGCCATAGGCTACGGCAACGGTGCGGTGCATAGCGGTCTTGAAGATGTCAGCCTGCCATGCCGAGTACATAATGGATAGGGGGCAGATAACCAGCACACGCTTAATTAAGCCCTGCTTCATTAGGTAGTCAGCCGCCCAAATTACAGAGGAGGTCTTGCCTGTACCAGCCTCGTTAAAACAAAATGCCCGATCCCTTAAGGACAGGAATGCGGCGGTAGTCTTTTGGTGCAAGAATGGTGTGAACAACCCGGGCCAGTCATATTCTTTTAGTATCGGTGAAGGAAGTTTTAGCTCACTGTAGAAGCGGGCTATGTGTTGCATCTCTTTGATGCCCCAGTAAACTACGATGTCAGCGGTCTCGCCGTTATCGTCTAGCACCTCGCTCTTCTCGAGGTAGTTTGTTATGTAGGGTACAAAATCTGAGCGTACTGTGAGGCGTAATGCTTCTTGTTCTATTAGTTCCACAACTGTCCTTTACTGAATTATTAACGTAACCCCTTACGGGGGTTAGTCGGTCGAGCCTGCCACGCCAAGGAGAAGTAGCTGGGGTAACAAACCCTGTTCTAGAAAGGGAAAAACCCAGCCTTCACAAACGTCGCTCAACAGACATGGTTACGGAGTAACGAATCAACCTCCACTGCCCACTCATGCCTTACAGCAGACACTACTTTTTCTTTCTTTCCTTCTTACTTGTCTCTGACACTAAGTTACCTTTTGAGTCACGTTTAAAGCTACGGTTCTTGGCGGCAGTAGTAATGTAAGTACCATGACCATTACTGCCTCCTTTATCCAGCGCCTTGCGGTGGGCTACATCCTTACCCTCCCGTGCATCTGCTTTGCCATTGCCATTACCATCAGGAAGTTTCTTATCTACTGCACGGCGGGCACGTTGGCGCTCCATACGGCGGGGATGTTCTCCACGCTCTTTTTCTTGCTGGTACTCTTTTGCATAGGGGCGGGGCTTATTAACGTAGGGCATTATCTCTCCTTGTGGAACTCGCAACTTCTAACGGGACACCATCCGCATAGGGGGGTGGGGTTAGCTTGCCATACATCATTTTCGTATGAAAGCTGAAGCCTAGCAAGGTCTCCTTCAAAGGCTTTCCATAGCGTATCTATCTGATCCCGTGTGTACTGCTCTTCCATAAAACTTTCATGCATCACAAACAACAACCCAGCCTTAATTACCATTACTTCAGGGAAGTGGGCAAAGGTCATAAGTGCCATCAGCTTTAACTGTTTAGGCTCAGGAAAGCGGTTTGAGCCAGTCTTATAATCGACAATAAATGCATGGTCGCCATCTATGATTAATAAATCTACTATCCCACGCACCCAGTAGCCTTTTCCAAACTGGCACGGCTCTTTGTCGTAGTTCAGCGCCATGCGGTGTTCAGGGTATTTAGTCCCAGGAATGTCAATCAAAGAGTCCAGCACGGGCTGGAAGCGCTTGTAATTCTCAGCTAGAGGTTTGCCCTCAGCTACATAGTCTTCACACGCCTTGTGCACTTCCGTGCCATAGCGCATCTGCTCAGTAGGATACTTAAAGTATCGCTTGAGTACCTTAATTTCTTGGTACTGCCTTGGACAGTTAACGTAGTCTTTAAGAGAGGAGAATGACCAAGTAAAGTTCATTTTGACATATTACTCTGTTTTTCCAATCTGCGCCACTCTTCTTCCTCTTCTGGAGTAACTTCAGGTTCATCAAGCCTGTCTAACCATTGGTAGTACTTTTCCATTTCTTTTTTAAGTTCTTCCGCACTAATCACAGTAAATCTTCTTTCTCAATGCCACGCTTAAATAATTCAGCACGAATCTTTTTTAGCGCTCTTTCTTCGATGTTTGTAACAGTTTGACGACTTGTACCCAAGACATCGGCAATATCTTGCCTACTCATCTCAGGTTTATTTAGATCAACAATTCCAGCAAAAGGAATAGGTTCTAAATCAGGTGTAGCATTAATCCTGTCTTCAGTCGTAAAAGTTGTCATTTTAGGGTCTTTCCATGGTTAGGGTGTTGAGCTAGATTGTTCTGTCCTAGCTGTTGTATATCATAGCCGTGACCTTTTAAATATTCAAATAGGGTCTTACGCTTAGGCTCAAACCACGGTTTCCATGTCCATGCTTCAAAGATAATTGGTGGGTAGTTATTCTTTTTAATGGTGTCAATACCCCCTTTAATTACTTCTAGTTCATGCCCCTCTACGTCAATCTTAATAAGACGTACGTTTTGATGTGCGCCTGAGTCCAAAGTAAACACCACTAACGGTTCTTTGACACCCTCAGTTTTGCACTCGTACTCATTCTCACGAACTTCTTTGTCCATGCTAAACGCACCAATGTTGCCTTCGCTAGCATAGTCAGGCATGGTTAGTACTAGTCGCTCTTCCTTGTCCGACATCCCAAAGTTATGGCAATGGATATTATCTAGCCCATTAATAAAAGTATTGGCACATAGCTGGTAATAGACTATCCGTTGTGGCTCAAAGGCATGGTAGATATGCTTTGATACTTTCTTAGCCAAAGGTACACAGAACGTACCTAGGTTAGCTCCAATGTCTAGCACCTCACCAGCAGGTTCGTTAATTAAAAGTTTAAGACATAGCTGGTGTATGTCGTTTTCGTACAGTTCTTTTTTCAAGTGGTTTGAGATTAAGTCTTGCCCTTTGAACACAAGGAACTGTGTGCCGTCTGCTTTTACTAGTTCACAATTTGGTAGCATCTTAACTCCTTGGTAGTTGACCGCTAAAGTTGTAAGTACCGCTATGGGTTAGGTTTGCCCAAGGTGCCGCATATACTTTAAACCCTGCTTTGCGAGCAATCTTGCAGAAGTGGTAGTCCTCAGATAGCAATCGATTTGTGTCTTCGTCAATGCTGGTATCAAAGAACTCGCTAATAATTTTCTTCTGTGGGTTTTTGTCCACAATCAGAATCATATCGTTGGTATAGGTTGGCACTAAGGGTTTTAATGTCTCAAACACATTGCGCTTGATAAGCATGAAGCCTGTACCGCCGTTGTCAATCTCCATAGGTTCGTTGATATTGCCTGTGCTTTCTCTTGCACCGCCTACTAAATTCACCACGAAAGAGCCTGTGTAATTACCCAAGTCTTTGTAATCAACCCCTTTTTGTACCGCATCGTGTACTAATTGCCAGTTAATTTCTTTTTTGGGATATAGACCACAAATGATGTCTTTGTCAGCATCAATCATACGCACAATATCTTTTGGGTCAAAACTAATATCGGCATCAATAAACATCATATGTGTTGCGTCTGACTGTAAGAAGTCGAAAGCCATGCCATTACGGGCACGAGTAATCAAAGACTCATTCATCATGTACGAGTAATACATTTGAATACCCCGTGGCGAGAACGTCTGCACACAGTTAAGAATACCCATGGTGTAACCGCCTGTGCATAGCCCACCATACATCGGTGTAGCTACAAATAATTTAGCAGGCTTTGGTGCTTGTATTGCTTCTACATTTTCTAACATTTAGTTTCCTTTTTTAGTTTGTTTACTTCTTGCTTCTTTAATCTCTTCTAACATTTTTTCCATTAGGTCTGCGCAATAACCCATAAACGGAAATTTGGTTGTTCCATTAGCGACACTACGTGCCAGCCCAATAGTATTTTTAACTGTTCGTATGCTCACCTTTCTCATTTCTCTTGCGCCTTTGTGTTTTTAATACGATAAATTTGGTTGTCTCTCCACGTAACTAATTTTGGTGTAGTCCAATAAATCTTTCCGTCCGCAGTTTTAATCCCCTGTTCAACTTCAGCACCATCAGCCCATGCCTTAATTAGTTCTGCGTGTTTGCGTGGTTCTGCCATTATTTCTGAATCCTATTCCATAGTTCAGACAAGGGCATCCCTTTGATCTCTCTCCAGCCAATGTGTATACAGGCATACATAATGAACAGGAAAAACGCAAAGACTACGGCAAAGATCAGCACCGCACAGGTAGCGACAAACAAGGCAAACATATTTAGTATTGTGACGATCATTTCTTTGTTCCTAGCACTGCCATAGCAGAGTTTATTTTATGTTTAAGTGCGTTAATCTCTTCTTCATCTTTGCGACGTTGCTCTCGTACCGCTATCATCCAAGCACGTTGCCAAGCACCCCAAGTAATTTGGGCATCTAAGTTAGCGTACTCGCCTTTATAATGCGCTAAGGCAATTTTGCCTTCCGCCCACGCTTCAAATTCTTCTTTCAAAATGGTGCCTCCTCTAACATTGACAAGTCAACTTTGCGTACGGGTTTGCGTACGCATTTAAATGTCCAACCCTCACGGCTTTGTACAATCTGTCTTGCCTCTTCTTGCCGATACACAGTGCGCATAGTCTCGCCGTTCTCATCTTTAATGACGTACATTTTTCCACTCCTCCATCTCTCCGTAGTTCTGTCCGTAATGCGCTTCACACGCCACAGGCAACCCTTTCGCCCACTCGGGTGGTTTCGACATGACCTCGACGATCCAAGCACAAGCCTCATCTACTTCGTCTTCGGGGACTACGCACACCGCAGCGTCGTGAACTGTTAGCACGGGGCGATAGCGCTCAGTCAATTTAATCATCTGCTGACCCACGATAATCCTAGCTAGCGCTTGGACTACGTTCTCCACCACAGATCCGCCCCACAGAGACACGGGGCCTTTGCGTGACTGATATATGTATCCGCTATTAGCTTTCTCAGGGTTGAGTTCTAGGTTTGGATAGCGAATGTACAGCCCGTTTGGTAGTTTTATACCCTCTTTGGTGACAGTTAAACATCTATGTTTACCTAGGTAATATGGTTTGGTGTCCTCCCAATTAGCCATATCCCCAATAGCTTTGTCGGCTTTCTTCCATAAACTAATGATCTTGGCGTTCTTCTCTCTATACAAGTCCACAATCCGTTTGGACTCTGTCTCGTCAATCACAACCCCAGGGGGTGTTGTCTTTAGTGTGTGCTGTAACTTTAATGCGCCAGTCCCGTAGCCAAGTCCCAAGATACAGGTCTTACCCACGAACCTTTCAATAGGATCTTTCTTACTGATGGGTCGCTCATAGACTGATGTAGCAAAGATAGAATAAACATCTTCGCCTTTGGCAAACTGCTCAACCACATCGTCTTGCCCAGCCAACCACGCTAAAACACGAGCCTCAATCTGTGAGGAGTCGCAGTTAATTACAACGTAGTCTTCGGGGGCGACAACGGCATTTTTGAGCGTCTTCTTTTTAGCATCACGGGAGGGGAGATTTTGAAAGTTAACCTTGTCAGAACCAGCCCAACGACCAGTATGAGCGCCATAATACTTAAGAGGAATAGGCAAACGACCTTTATTGCGAGAACCAACATCAATGAACCTTTCTATCCTTGACTCTTCGATTGTAGACTTAGTACCAAGACGCACCGCACATAGCTGTTGTATAAACGGGTCTTCATGTTCTGTCAACGCAATGAAGCCTTCGTCATTCTTAGCAAGAGCGTAGGTGTTCTTGCCCGTAGTCTTGGACTCTTTCATCGGGGCAGGTACGTTAAATGTTTGTAGTAACTCGGCAAACTGCTTGTTACTTGCTAACTTCTTGCGCACCGCTTCTTCATTCTCACACTCTAGCTTCTCCTTGAGCGTCCCTAATAACTGTAACTTCTCATGCTTTAGCTCGTCCAAACGCTGAACCAGCAACGCATCATCAACTTCCAGTACAGGATGGATAAACATGCGCAGAGTTAAATCTATGAGTTGGAGTTCTTCTTTCGGAAACGCGCTCGACAATACTTGGAAAAGCTTAAAAGTTAACTCGACATCGTTCTTGCAATATTCGCCGTAGCGCTCGAGTTCTAAAGAGGTGAAACCAGTTATCTGCTTGCCCTTGGCTTCGATAACCTCCTTGCCTTTCTCGCCTAATTTGTAGCGCTCAACTAGCGACGCTAAAGAGCCACCGACATCTACACCATGCACCGCACGACCCATGCACAATGTATCTAAATATAGAGAAGGTTTGATGCCAAAGCGCCAAGCAAGAATCGCCCCATCAAACATTGTGTTGTGACAGAGGAGAGCAGAATCGTTCCACGGGAGGGTGGAAAGGTATTTTTGGATCTCGATGTGCGATCCTGAGAACCACTCGGTCTTACCCTCGCCAACCTTGACACCGACACCGATTACCTCAAAGCGCTTGTCTCTGATGTATTCCTCAGTTGTCAATTTGGTCAGCGAGTAGTCTTGAGCGTAGTACGTCTCAAAATCTAAAGTAATTAAATCCACACTTCTCCTTAAATAACAAAACCAAAAGCTACAAAAAAAGGGGACAACGCCGAAGCGCTATCCCCTATGAGATTAAAAACAGGTAGTGTTGCAGTTGCCGTTATAACAGCAAGTCTGACAGAACATCATTTTGCCATCAGGCAACATAACAGTATTTGTTGTGCAATTAGCATAGACTGCCGTTGCAAAACCTAAACCACATAAAGCAACTAATACTTTTTTCATTTTGATTTCTCCAAGTTAGATACTTCACGATTGAGATACCATTGCGCCTTCTTCAAATCCTCAAGTCTGTTCCCTTTATGATCCGCACGAGAAACATACTTGACAACATTACCTAGGTTATAACTAAAGCCTTTGGACTCGATGAAATCTATAACTTCTATGCCACCGACTTTGTAATGCGCTGGGTGATTAACAACATCGACTTGACGCATTAGGTAATTTGGATTGTCATCAGGATTCCAACCCTGAATTCTTCGCCGAACTGAGCCTTGTGTGATGGTATTTAGTATATTTTTTACATGCTCTACCTTTGCGGTATGGG